GATAAATGTGCGTCTCCACCAATAATGTTACATGAAAAATCTGTTACATCAGAAGGTGGTGCAATTCCACCAATGATAGTTCTTGTTGCCGTAACATAATCAGAAGATACTCCTAAAGTATTTACAGCTTTAACTCGCACATTATAATCTTCTCCATCTATAACATTTAATATTCTTTGGTTTAATCCTGTTCCTTGTGCATGAATAAGAAAATCAGTATCTGTACTTAGTTTGTATTCTACTTGGTAGTAATCTACAAAGTCATCTACTGAAGCACCAATAACTATATCTAAAGCAGTGATAACAACTCCATCTGAGTATTCAATTAATTGATCGTCAAGAGTTACTGATGCTGGTGGTTGAACTTCAAATGGGTCTGGTAAAACAGTATCAGGAATTGTAGGTTCTTCACCCTTACCTTCGTAAGTGTAAAAATTATTTTGGTGCTCCTCTAACCCCAGATTAACTGTGCTGTCAGAATTAATAGATAATGACATAACTCTAAATGGTTTATTTTCAAATCCTGCTGTGTCGTATGTTGCTGTAACTATATCGCCAATAGATAGATTAAGTGCTTCAGCAGTTGCAGTAACTTCAGCTTTTAAATTGTTTCTTGATCTCTTTAATATGTTCTCGCAAATTTCTTCAGCTTGATAAGGAGAAGTAACTTGCTTCATATCAACTGTTTTTTCTAATAGTGTTTCATTATCTTCAGTTAGCATTGTTGCGTGTTGGTCATCTACTGCTAAATTTGAATCATCATAAGGTGGGTATGAAACAGTATCATCTTGAAAATCTTTTTTAGGATTGGCGAAAGTTCCGATAACACGATTGTATTTATCTGATTTACTTTCACCTTGCATTTTAACTTCACTAACTACGTTATCTTTAGTAAGTAATAGTTGTGAACTTCCAGTACCCTCAATAATAACTTTGTATTTTCCTTGTATGTAATTAAAGATTGCTCTCATAGGAACTAGCAACTGTCTAACATTATCAATTAATTTTTGTTCACTATCTAAGACAGCATGAGTTTGAAATAATGGTACTTTTAAATCACTTGCTAAACTATCTGTAAATCTATCAGTTAAAACTGTACTGTAACTACCACCAGATAACTTCCATTCAAAAGTTAATGAAGAAGTTGAGTTAGAATTTCCATGATAAATAATAATAGGATAAGATTGTCCTGAAACCATAGATATACCAGAACTCTCAACTGTTGCAGAATCGTGTAATCCTGAATTATTAACTTTTAGATAACTTGAAATAGATGAATGACTAAATGTTGGTGCATTTTCTAATATATTAAATAGACTTGATATTTCTTGCCCAGCAGTACCTACATAAACTAAAGAAGAATCTTTTGCTATTGTTTGAAATAAATAAGAACCAGTTGTTGTGGGATTAAAATAACCATAATAAAGTTTTGATTTATAACTTTGTGTAGTTTTAGTAGAAATAGCAGTTACTGTTTCTTCTGGTGGATTAGAAACTGTGTCATTGTCTAAATGTGATGTTGCTGTTGTTCCATTTGCACCTCTAGTGCAACCAGTAAATGTTGTTGATGTTTTACCAGTATAAGAAATTATTTCAGAATTAATAGTTATTTTTCCTGTTGATGTAAATTTTGAAGTTGAATCTACAGTAATAGTCGTGTCATCATTATCTATTGCACCATTTAAGAAAGTTGTAGAGTCTGTTGTTAATGATCTTGATTTGAAGTGATTTAAGTTATCATTAAAATAATCAGTATAATTTTCTAATCTTAATCCTGCTGAATCTGAAGCTGTTGATTCAACTGCTATAACTTCTGCATCTGCTGTGTTTGCTGAAGTTTTAAATGTTTCATAATTTGTTTCAAAGGCATCATTAGGAACTCCTTTACCATATCTGCTGTTTCTTAAATAATCTAAAAGTATTAATGATGAGTTTGCAGAATAAGCCCAAGTTGTTGGGTCATCTTGTCTATGAGAACCAGAACCACCTTTTGTTGAATCTAATCTAGGGTCATAAATCTTTTTTCCTTTAAGAGTAACCCTAACTTGTGGTGTACCACCAAATTTATCTTGGTTAAATTTAAACCTTAAAGCAACATAAGCAATACCAGATAATTTATGATTTGCAGTCCAGTTAGTAGTTTCATCAAGTAAAGAAGATACTGGTTGATTGTCTAACCCATAAAATGCTTGGATAGATATTAAACTACCACCTTTATAAAAATTTTTATCTTTATCTGATACTTCTCGTAATGTTCCATCAGTTAATGCACCATCAAAGATGACTAATTTATCATCAACATATATTTCATCTATTGATGTAATTCCTGCCCCACCACCTTCACAAAGAACTCCTGCAAAATAAAGATATTTATTATTAGAACCAGAAGTTTCAACAAATGTTTTTATAATCCCTAATTGTCTAGTACCATAAACAACAGGAATAGGATTGTTATTAGAATCTTTATTTACTAAAAAACCTTGTGATTGTTGTTGTCCTAGACCAGACGGTGGTTTGGGTGCAAGTAAATAGCTTATAGCTGTTACTATAACAAATTGAATAATCGCAGAAGTTATTGGGTCAAAGCCAGATGTTTGTAAATCAATATTAGTTCCATTAATAAGATTGTTAAAAATCCTATTTGCTATTTCAGATATTGAACCTAAATAATTTGTCATAAGTTTATATGAAACTCTCTTTTATATTTTTCTGATCTTCTATAAATATTATGGTCTTTAATTCTTAACCACTTAATAGATTGGTTCACTTCTAATTTTCCTCTAAAGTATTCTTTAGTCCATTTCATAATTTCTCTTAAATGGCTTTTAGCAACTGTTTCAATATGCCAAATATTGTTACCACAGTTCCATTCGTTTGCTTTTAATTTGCCACTAAGTTTAAATCTTTGTTCTACTGTGTCGCTTAAATAAGCCCAATTAGTAAATCCAATATCTTCATTACCTACTTTATGAATTTGATATTGATCTAAGTTTAAAGATGGAGTTATCATCTTAACTAAATCTGAATAAGTGTATTTGTCAAACTTAGGAAACTGTCTATATAAATGAACTACTCTATATAAATCATTCATTATTTCTTACCCCATTTTATCTGAAGTGCAGTCTTACTTGCAAACTCCATGCCTTTGTCGTTTGGAAAAAAAAGTTTTTGAGAATTGTCTGATGTTCTTCTTCCTGATGTTCTTTCAAAGTCTGCCCAATGAGAAGCTATAATAATATTAACAGATGATGTTGTTGCGTTTTCTTCTAAAGTAAAATTAGATATTCTTCCGTCAAATAGAAGAAATGGGTCAGCTATAAGTGCCTGAGAATCATCTAAGAAACCTCTATATACTTTTGCAGGTTTATTCATGTAGTTATTGTTAAGCAATAAAGAAATAATTGTTAAGTCTGCACCTGAGAATTTGAGTGTAAGATTACTAACTGATACATCAGCATCTTCTTGAACTTCAGAACTTCCTAAAAATAAAGATGAAGCTGTATAAGTGTTTCCGTCAAAGGTTAAATTTTTATAATGATCTGTGTAATATGTACCTGTGCCTATTCCTAGATAAACAAGTTCAACTGGGTTTAGTTTATTTGTTGCTATCTCTGCTAATACTCCAGCACTTAATGATCTTGTCATTACAGTACCTCTATTAGATCAACTTCGTATTGGAAATAATTTTCTGTGCTAATATTAAATTCCTGAATATCTCCAGTAAGTCCTACAGTAAAATCTACATTAGAATAAATTAATACATTGTTGTCAGCTACATTTGATCTTAATGGTGGTTCAAAGGTTAATGTTCCTTGACCAGAACCATTAGAATTAACATCTGCCATAACCATATAAACTTTGTTTTGACTTGTGAATCTAAAATAATCTCCAGCTTTAAATACTCCGTTAGTGCTGTTAGCCATTCCATCTATTGCAACAGAAGTAACTCCTGCACTTATAGCACCATTAACAGCAATAGTTCCAGTAGCTACTCCTAAAGGTGCTGATATTGTTGGTGG